GAGCCGATGGCCGCGATAGAGTCGAACAATGATTACGCGGCGTTGGTCATCGTGTCGTTCGGCGTGCCGGAGGAAGGCCAGTCGGAGACGGTCAGCGCATCCGTCATCCGTGTCATGCCTGACGGTTCGGAGGTGCTTATCGCCTCGAACCTGTTGGACCAGCAGTTGGCCGTGGACCCCATTCCCCCGTTGAACACCGACTTCCATTACAGGGTGGTCGCGTATTCGGCTATGGGCACGACCATCGCACGCATGGTGGACGCGCGCATCGAATCCGGGTTCGGAGTGTTGAACTTCGGCACGGATGCGGGTCAGACGTTATTGCTCGGCTATAACAACACGGTGTCTCATAAGCGTTCCCATTCGACCAGCGAGTTTCATTTCGCGCGGGGCGACGGGGCGAATGCTCTGCCTTCCAGCTACGAATTGGACCAGTTGGATTCCACGGTGAGCGTCACCGGCGTATGGGAGTGGGACCAAGCGTTGTGGCTGCGGATACTCTCGTTGGCTGACGGATACCCTTACGCATGGTATCGGGAGCCTTCCGGCCTGCGTGTCTACGTGAAGGCGGAACAGTCCGTGAGCGTTGACATCGCGGACAAGAAGAACATCAGCTATTCCGCCGACCTGACCCAATTGACATGGGAGGAGCCCGTCCTATGAGTGATTGGAGCAAGCCTTTCAAGGTCGCCTACCGTGTGATGCGAGTCAACAGGAACACGGGTTTGGAGACCGGACGGTTGGATTGGGTGATATCCGGGGGCAGCATCGAACGCAACCAGGACACCAATATCTGCGAATCCGGTTCCCTGACCGTGGAGGGGGCGACCGACCTGGGCACCGACCGGCTACGGATATGGGCCGACTGCACGTGGCATGACGGTTCCACGGCAAGTGTGCCGTTGGGCACGTTCCTTCCCAACATCCCCAAGCGCAGCGTGAACGGCAAGGAATCTTCCAGCCAACTGGATTTGTACGGGCTGCTGCAAGAAGTCGATGACGACATGTTCGAGTCGCCGATAACGATAGGCAAGGGCAAGAAGGCCGTGACCGCCGCCGCCGACATCCTCAAGGGATGCGGGCTTCAGGTCGCGGCCTACAATCCCGGCAATTACACGCTGAAGGATAATTGGACGTTCGGTTTGAGGTCCGATAAGGACAAGGACAAGGGCAGCACCAAGCTTGACGCGGTGAACGATCTCTTGGATTTGGCCGGATACTCCAGTGCGAGAACCGACGAGTACGGGCGCGTCATATTGGAGAAGTATGTGGAGCCGGGCAAACGCCAGCCGAAATGGACGTTTCAGGAGGGTGCGAACGCCACGTTCCTCACCACCATGACCGACGAACGCGACCTGCGTGAGGTGGCGAACGTGGTGAAGGTCACCTACTACAACACGGACAAGGAATACGTTTCGACCGCGATTGACGATGACCCGGCTTCGGAGTTCAGCACTGTCAGCCGTGGCCGCAGGGTGGCTCACGCCTACGAGTATTCCAGCATCCCCGACGAGGTGACTACCGACGAGCAAGGCAGGAAACTCGCCTCGGACAAGGCGTTGGAACTGCTACGCACCGAACAATCCGTGATTCACAGGGTCACGTTCACGCACGTGTACGCTCCTTTGAATCTGACCGACGTGGTGGACTTGGAGTATCCGACCGGCTCGGTTTCCGGCAGGTTTGCGATACGCGCGCAGAATATCACTTTGGAGGCCGGTATTCCCATCGAATGCGAGGCCCGTACCTTCCAGCGTCCAAGCGAACCAACAACAGTGAAGGCATAAATGCAGTCGAACCTGATAAGGGCCGGCAATCGTCTGGCCGAAATCATGCCCTCCCAAGTGGGGGCGGAAGCCACCATCACGCGCATCGGCACCATCAACACGGTGTACGACACAGGAGGGTATTGGACCGCTGACGTGGATATGAGCGGCGGCACGCTCATGGGATTGCAGATGACCACGGATTGTGTGGGAGCCCGAGCCGGTGACAGGTGCGTGGTGGAAACCTACGCGAAAGTCGCCATCGTCACCGGCATCCTTGCGCGTCCGGGGTGCGGATGCTCCCCCTTGTTTGAGTGGTCGAGCACGTGGAGTGGTACCCCTGGGACTGAGCCTGAGAGTGGTTATCTTGAGAAGACTGCGACTGTTACTTGCGGGGGGCTTATCCTGTGCGAGGTTGCGGCCGCGATCAGCGGTACCGGCGAATACAGTATGGCGTTCGACTTCTTGGACGCGAACGGTGAGCGTAAAGCGTATTGGTGTTCCACGTCGCCGCAGAAGAACGGCGGCACGTTGAGGTGGGTTGCTTCCGGTTCTGTGCGGTTGCCTTACGGCTCGTACACGGTGAAGCTCACGACGTTTCATTGGGGCA